CGCATAATGTACTTTGAAATAATCGGCAACCGTAAAAAGAAGCAAATCCAAAACCGTAGAGAGGATAATTAAATGGCATTAACAAAAGTGGGAATAAATATAAATTATGACAGTTATAAAAAGGAGAAGTTACAATGGCAGAAAACAATCAAGAAGAATCTAAATTAGCTCAAAAACTCGAATCAGAAGTTAAATTTACTGAAGAAGAAATGAAGAAACTATCAGATCTTCAAAACGGATATCAGCAAAAACAACTACAGTTCGGACAATTGAGAGTGCAGAGATTACAGATGGAACAGCAGTTTGCTGCACTAGATCAAGCAGAAGAACAGATTGAAAAGGAGTATACTGAAATACAACAGTCTGAAGTTGATTTGGTGAATGAGCTCAATGAGAAATACGGACCAGGCACTCTTGATCCAACAACTGGAACATTCACACCAGAAACAGTAACAACCTAAATTTCATAAAAGTCCTTAAAAGTAAAGGTTTGAGGATTGCCAGTTATATTTATACTTGATATGAATTGTTTTATATATTATTTAATAACTAAATAGGAGAGAAAATATGGCAGAACGTATTGTATCGCCGGGTGTATTTACTCGTGAAAGGGATTTATCATTTCTTCCTCAAGGTATTTCTGAAATAGGAGCAGCAATTATTGGACCAACAGTTAAGGGTCCTGCATTTACTCCTACAGTAATCAGAAGTTTCCAAGAGTATGAAGAAGTGTTTGGATCTACTGACAAAGATTATTACACACCGTATGCGGTAGAAAATTATTTACGAAGTGCCGGTACAGTGACAGTTGTTAGAGTACTTGGTTGGGATGGATATACAGTTGACTTGTTACAAATTGAAGTAACTGGTGGCGGTGATCATGGAACAGTTTTGGCTACATTAGCACCTTCTCGTGGCTCAAGTGGAACAGGGGATCTTAGTCTATCCACTATAACTTCAGGAGGAACGGCGAATAGTTTTGCACTTACTTTGAGTGGCAGTGATATTACTGCATTATCAAAAACAGTTTCGCTTGTTACTTCAAGTGCAGATTATGTCACAGAAGTTTTTAGTGATGATCCACAAGTTCAGAAGTCTGGAACAGACACAGTTCCAGTTTACTTGTATTCAAACTTTAAGTTTTGGCAGTCTGGCTATAGTGCTAGTATTTCCACGGCAGCAATAACATGCAGTATTCAGACATTGAACCATACGGCTACTCAGGCTTATTCAACTGCAAAGACACCACTAATTCAGTCTCAGGCAGTCAGTAATGCAAGGTATGATTTGTTTAGAGTTTATACACTCTCGCATGGCGATGAGGTGAACACTAAATATAAAATTGCCTTTTTGAACATTAAAGCAGCCTCTGCAGTTGCTGGTAGTGATTACGGAACATTTTCAATGCAGATTCGTCAAATTGATCAAATAACTTGGAAAGAGAAAGATGATGTTATTCTTGAACAGTTTGATGATCTTACATTTGATCCTGATAGTCCGAATTACTTTGCAAGACGAATTGGTGATCAGTATGTGACTATTTCTAATGATGACAATGGAGATTTAACCTATGCAGGTGATTATCCAAATATGTCTAAATATGTCAGAGTTGGAGATTTTTCAGAATTGGAAGCATATCCAAAAACAGTTGTTCCTATGGGACATAAATCTGTAATTGATCCACATACTGGAACAGTTCCGACAGCAAGTTTCATTGTTCAACAGGTTGACGAAACAGATAATGAAACATTTGATTCCACTCGTTTTTATGGATTTGATTTCAATAACTTTGATAATAGACAGTATTTGAAAGCAATTCCGAGTTCTGAAACTGCTGGAAATAATGTAAGTATGAGTCTTGAGAATATGTTAGGACACTCCGACTCGTCAGCATCACTTGGATCAAATGCGACTGTTTCTGATGGAACTGAACTTGTTACTCTTAGTCTTTCTCATATTAAACAGAGAAAGTTCGTTGTTCCATTTCAATTTGGAAGTAACGGACAGAATCCTGGAATACAGAGAGCGACTGGCGCAGACATTGCAACTACAAATACACAGGGATTTAATTGTTCTTCAGCTACAGCTGGTGGAACAAAATCTTACAAGAGAGCAATCACTGCAATAAGTAATCCAGATGAGTTTGACATTAACTTGTTAGTAACTCCTGGAATACTTCATAGATTGCACCCCTCTGTAACAAATCACGGTATTGATAAGATGGAAGATAGAGGTGATGCGTTGTATATTCTTGATGGTTTTGATATTGATGAAGAGTGGCAAAAAGTTGCTATTGAAGAATGGTTAAAAAAAAATTGGGTATACAAATGAAAAATAAATTTTTAATAGG